CCCCGCCAAGAATCTATGGATAACGCAACATGAGTTCGTCGAAAGACAACTAGTCTCGTAAGAGATCGGAATCCCGCAAGGGAACTAGTACTCCCAAAGTGTTCCACGTTGTTAATCCAAATTTATTAATAACTTATAGCTGGTGTTATGCCCTAAGAAGGCACCTGCGTCAGATTCTAAGTTTATTAAGTGATTCCAGGCTATTCTAATGACAACTGGCGGGTCTGGTATATAGTCAGGCTCAAGAAGCCTTTCTGTCTACTTATCCCGCCGGTACATTAGAATTAGGTTACCCACTCCTGATCCTGCGTACCGGCTTTCGCTGATGCGTAGGAGGTTATTTTGCCAACTAACGATAGAGTGAGGACTAGAGTGGATTACAATCCGTTCATAGTTCCTCAGACTGGTTCAATTAATGGCGTGCTCGTTGATTCGGCACCTATTTATAGGTGGACCAAATATCATTGGATGTTGGATCAAATCAATCCGATAGACCATTCGATAAATCGACGGCGACCGGGGCTTTGTCAACATCTTAAGATTGACAAAAAATATTCTGCTCCGAGTTTTTCATACGTCAACCAGCATAATGGCGCTAGTGTCCTTATGACTAATCCTGACAACGTGTCTAGATCGTTAGATTACGGTCCAGGCTTGACCCCCATTGGGTCATCTACGGATGTTTTGGATAACGGAGGATATTCGTCATCTCTCTTTCTTGACTTTCTTAAGACTCCCCGCTTTTCTGACTTGTGTTTTGAAGCTTGGACCAAGTTAAAGACCCAAGTTCCAGCCGATATTTCGGTGCTTAACTTTATTTATGAGTTAAAAGATTTTGGACCTCTTGCGAAAGCATTGTCTAAAATCCCTGCCTCAGTAAAGAACTCGAAATTAGGGCAGACCCTAGCTGATCCATTAAAAGGAAAGGGCAAAGGGAAAAAGGCTGCTAAAGCGGTGAACAATACCTTCCTGGCCTATAATTTTACTTGGGCTCCATTCGTTGGCGACTTGATAACCTTAACACAGTTATCTGACTCGGTCGCTAAGCGTATGGACTTCCTTCGCAAAACGCGGGGGAAGGAGGTAACTATTCGATTTCAAAAATTGGATTGTTACATCGACGGAGATTTGGGTGTGCCCGTTTTACGTGGTACTAACTCAAACCCATGGAAGACTACGTTCACTCGGACTAAGTATCAATGCGACTTTGTGGTCACATGTAAGCTTTTCCAGGAATTGGAAGGGCTTGATGATGCTTGGGCCGACCTTAGGGCAACAATCGCGGCTCTGGGCATTAACAATCCGGCAAAGGCTGTTTGGAATGCAATACCATTCAGTTTTTTGGTTGATTGGGTAGCTCCGTTTGGGAAGTGGCTTGAAAGAGCCGCAGTCCAACCGTTCTATGGTGTCTGGAAGGTTTACGACATCACTACTTCTGTCCGCGAACGGAGTGAAGTCGAAGTCGAATTATCCTCGACCGATCAAGGGTATATAGCCATGGCTGATACACTCATTACTCGTGTCAGTGGGGATAATTATATTCGTATGGTTGGTTTACCTCAAACCCTGGGAGCTATTGATTTCTCTCAGCTAACTTCAACACAGCAGAAGCTATTTCTGTCCTTGGTACTTACCAAGGTTTTATAAGTTCTCGAGGTGTTTCATGCTATCTGATCCCATAGTACTTAAGGATTCTGCGGCGGCTGATGTTACATTCAGCCTTCTGACGAATGTCACCGACCAAAAATCGGGACAGACGACAACTGTCCGCACGGATATATCTCGCGGTCCAACTGAGCCACGTACCTTGACAATCAAGACTAACGTGACCGGCTCTGGAGCGAATAGAGTCCGCCGTACCTCCTGGCTGCTTAGTGATACGCAGCTGTCGGTGGCAGGGATTCCGTCGACCATGACCTACCAAGGTTCTTGGGTCTACCCTCTGAATGGCGAGTTTGCTACTTCTAACTTAGACGATAGTATCTGTCTAGGCTCTGATTTAGTTTTAACTACGGCATCCTTGGCTGTAGACACCACCAAACGTGCTGCTCTTCTTCAAGGACAGGCGTAATGGTTGACCGTGATCCGGTTAATCATTCGGTGTGTGATAACGGGATTTGTACACAAAGAAGCGAGCCCAACAAGGTTCGCCCTAGAAAGGGAAAGTCGAATGACTCCTTCATTAAGTTTCTATTTAGAACTGCTCGAGGGCTTATTACAGCCGCAGTTCGTGCTGGAAAACCCTTCATTGGTCTCCTCATCGCAGCTGGACTTCGACTACTCGTCGAAACGATTTCTGCGCGAGGGAACCGAATACCTTAGCGTTTCTCTTTATGAGTTGCGTAAATCAATCGATCGGTCTTTTGAGACCGGGCGATTCGAATGTCCTTCCTCATTCGGAAGATTTAAGAAGTCAGCCTTACCAGCTTTTCTTCATTCAATCTTCACACTGGTATTCTCTGAAGATGGTTTTCTCCTGCCTAATGCTGATGTACGAGCAATCGCACATTTACGCCAGGTCTCATCCGCTTTTTACAAGTTAGAGTTCCCTTTTTCGAAGCAGCTTGAGAAGGCTACTCTCGAAAACTTCGTTAACAACGAAGTTGGGATACGTCGATTCTTGAACAATGAGGACTTGTGGAAGGATGCTTCTTCTTTGGAAGTTATCACTTCTGCTGCCTTTTTGATTAAGCGCTTATTTGATGGGACTGACGATCCGGATAAAGTCGAGCAATACGGCTTCCGATGGAGGGCTATTCAGCCTAAGCATGGGCCTGGTAACGTCGCTACTGGTGAGAAGGGTCTTGAAAAGTGGCAAGCGCCACGAATTAAGTACACCCGTCTCCACAGCAAGTTTCCATATTATGAGTACATGTACCATAATACTTCTCTTCTTGGCGACTTAGCCGCTAGCTATCGCTTGATGGGCCGACCTTCTACGGGCACCTTTGCCGTGGAGCCGGTGTCGAAGATAGCACTAGTGCCTAAGGATTCTAGGGGACCGCGTATAATCGCTGAAGAACCTTTAGAGGTTCAATTCATTCAGCAGGGTATGCGCGTTGCTATGACGGAGTGGATAGAATCCCACGACCCAACTCAGGGTTACGTCAATTTCACTGACCAAACGGTCAATCAAAAGTTAGCTCTTGAGTCTTCCATCACCAAGGATTGGGCTACCTTAGATATGAAAGATGCCTCTGATCTAGTCTCGGTAGATTTAGTTCGGTTGATTTTCCGGTTAAAACCGGGTCTTCTTTCTGGACTATTATCATGCCGGACGCAGTTTACTCGTTTCCCCAATTCTGAGGAAATGAGGCTAAAGAAGTTTGCTGGAATGGGAGCTGCAACATGCTTCCCAGTCGAAGCACTCGTTTTTTGGTCTTTAGCAGTAGCTGCAATCGCCAAGTTAACAGGGTCAGACGTTAAAGATTGCACGAGCCTTGTCTATGTCTATGGGGACGATATAATTTGTCCTTGGTGGGCATATGACGAGGTGGTAAAAGTTTTAGAGTCCGCTGGCCTCAAGGTCAACCTCTCTAAGTCTTTTACCCGAGGCAACTTTAGGGAGTCGTGTGGGGTGGACGCGTACCTAGGTACTAACGTTACACCCACGCGGTGCTCGAAGTTGTTTCCTGCTGGCGTTAAAGATGGAGTTTCCTATGCTGCCTGGGTCGCCTATGCGAATGATTTTGACGCAAAAGGTTATCCCTACGCTGCATCTATGATCTACAAGAATTTGGAGAAAATCTTTGGCCCCATTCCCTATGGAGTCAAAAACAGCCCTTTTCCTTGTAGAATCGTGGCCAATCCTTTAAGAGCTGAGGATCTTAACTCTCAGTTTCTAAAAAGGCGTGAG